CACAGACTCGTCAAACCGCTGGTAATCCAGAACCTTTTGGAAGTTGGGCGTCGCGATACGGTACCAGTCCTCGACGTCATGACACGGATCAAAAGGCAAGTCAAAGTACTTGCACGAGACGAGTTCGGGATCTAGCTCGTGAAACTCCTTGGACGTGTACTCGTAAAACGTAAACTGACGCGCCCCCGTCTCGGGGTTCCGGTTCTCGTCGATCGGCCGAGCATCCAAGAGACCATTCTCAAAGGACCAAACGTGACGATCCTTTTTGATTTCAGAAAACTGAATATCCTTGCAGTTTGTCAAGTGCCGAATCACATCATTCGCCATACCGCCTCGGTTCGTCAGATTCATCCACATCTCAGCGTTATCCTCCTTTTGAGTCTCGTCATACACAAAGTCCTTGATTTCCTTGACTGGCTTCCAGGCTCGTGTGTTCCGAATCTCTTTACAACACTGATCCTTGTATCGTCGGTACCCGTTCTTATAGGCTTGTTTCAACAAGTAAATGAGCAAGTTCTGGTACGGACTCGTCGCTTCACCAATGTCAAAATCCACATCAGGGTTCTCAATCAGGGGCTGATTAAACATCTTGTATTCTGAATCATTTTCGATAAACTTGGTGACGACTTTCTTGTAACACTCACGGAACCGCTTGATTCGGCGCTCAAAACTCATTTTGTCTCCGTTAATATCTTCCGTCTCGGACTTTGAAATTTCCAAAAGCTCGGCACGGGCAAGCATGTAGCCGCAAATGTTCACTGTGATGCGCTTCTTCTCAAGCATGCGCTCGAGATCCTCCTTGTCGATATCGATCGGAAGACCGTACTCGTCCCGACGGGGACTCGCCGGAAGCCACTTGGTTGCCAACTTTGAATAGATTTCTTGACGTCTGTCTGTATTTTGCAAATTTAGGAACAAATTTCGCTCACAGTCGTTCAACTTGTTATGCAAATCATCAGCAGTCCACGAGTTGATTTCCTTCTGATAGACACTTCCATCTGGGACGGGAGCCTTCTTTTGTGTGGACGCCTTAGACATTGATGAAATAGCGTGAGACTTTTTTAAGCGACCGAGACCACGTCCGAAAGTCCTAATAGCGTTTAGGCATCAGACAGGGTTGGTGGGGGTGCGGGGACCATCTTGTTCAACGCAGCTGCAATCTTGACCATAATCTTATTGTGCATCTCCAAGTTCAACGCAATCTTCTCGGCGGCGTCCTTCAGGCTCACCAGGGCGGTCGCGATGGTCTCGCCATCCTCCGTGGCAAGCAGACTCCCCAGAGCCTCGAACATATCCATGCCCTCGTCAAACTCCTCCATCTCCTCGTCCTCCTCGTCCTCAATCTCTTCGGGCTCCTCCTGAACAATCTTTGGTGGGGGTGCGCGTGGGCGAGACATGTGTATTATTCTTGTAGGAAAAAGGTCTTGAATATTTTCGCAGTTGATAGTAAATGCCTGGTGGCGCTCTTATGCAACTTGTCGCCTACGGCGCGTCCGACGTGTACCTGACCGGTGACCCTAAGGTGACCTTTTTCCAGACGGCGTACAAGCGTCACACCAATTTCGCCATGGAAACCGTGCAGCAGACGGTGTCCGGTGCCCTGACCCCTGGCGGTCTGACCTCCGTGACCCTGTCTCGCTCAGGCGACCTGGTCGGTGACATGTTCGTGGTCCTTCAGCCAACTCCTACAAACACGTCCAATTTGACGACGAATAACAGCGTGGCCGATATGGCATGGGTTGCCGAGCGTGCTTTTTCGTCCGTGGAGGTCTTTATCGGTGGCCAGTCTATCGATAAGCACTACCAGCTGTGGTTCCGTCTGTACGCCGAGGTGTTCCTGAATGACACGAAGAAGCAGAACTATGGAAAGCTGACCTCGTGTCCATCGCCGTCCAACTCGATCACCTCGCCAAGCTATGTCTATCTGCCTCTCATGTTCTGGTTCAATCGCAACCCGGGTCTGTACCTGCCCCTGATCTCTCTCCAGTACCACGAGGTCCGGATCGACTTTAGCATCAGCCCCCAGTACGCGAGCTACTTTGGCACGAACCCATTTGCCGTTTGGGCCAACTACGTGTACCTGGACACGACCGAGCGTGACACCTTTGCGAAGAAACCTGCCGAGTACCTGATTGAGCAGGTCCAGTACATTAACCCGGACCCAGTCGGCTCGACCAACGAGAACACGCCGAGCGTCATCCGTATGCAGTACAACCACCCCGTCAAGGAGCTTGTGTGGTGTTACCAGAACCCCGCCCCCTCCTCAAACCCCAATTCTCTCTGGAACTTTTGCTCAAGCGTTTCGAACGTGAACGTGACCGTCGACCCGTCCAAGCTGGCGGGATCCCTCGCTCCGTTCTCTCCAGCCCACGTGGGTGCTCCAGCTCTGTACGTTCCATCTCCTTTTGCGACGCCCCTGTACGTGAACGCCGCGAGTAACGTCACGACTGGAAACACCGTCTCGGTCCAGTCGAACGTTCTGACCGGAAACGTCTTCTGGGTCGAGTCTGGCATTCCCATTGCTTCGAGCAACACCGTGTACGGGCAGGAGGTTGGGCCACTTCATCAGGCGAAGATCATTCTGAACGGCACGGACCGGTTCGTGCCTCAGTACGGGAAATACTTTAACCAGTACCAGCCATACCAGTACCACTCGGGCGTTCCGTACCCGGGCATCTACGTGTACTCGTTCGCCCTCAAGCCTGAGGAGCTGCAGCCAAGTGGCACGTGCAACTTTAGCCGTATCGATATGGCGCAGATTGCCGTGAACCTAAAGACCGGTATGCCCTCCCTGAACCAGCGCATGTTTGCCGTGAACTATAACATCCTTCGTATCCAATCTGGTCTTGGCGGTGTCGCGTTCGCGAACTAAAAAACTCGTGAATTTTTTTTCTTACGTACTAGTACCAAGCGATCATGGCCGGAGGACTTATGCAGCTCGTTGCGTACGGCGCGCAGGACGTGTACCTGACGGGCCAGCCCAAGGTGACCTTTTTCCAGGCTGTGTACAAGCGCCACACCAACTTTGCTATGGAGAACATCCAGCAGACGGTGAACGGCACCCCCTCCAACGGTGGCCGTGTGTCCGTGACCATCGCCCGCAACGGCGATCTGGTCGGCGACATGTACATCCGCCTGCAGCCCACCCAGCTGGGTGCCTCTAACCTGACCTCGACCAACTCCAACTTCGATATGTGCTGGGTGGCCGAGCGCTCCGTGGCTGACATTGAGCTGACCATCGGTGGCCAGCGCATTGACAAGCACTACCAGACCTGGTGGCGCCTGTACGCCGAGCTGTTCCTCTCTGAGTCCGAGAAGATCAACTACGGCAAGATGACCTCTTCCAGCTCCGCATTCGCCGACTCCGTGAACCCCAACAGCGTGTACCTGCCCCTGCTGTTCTTCTTCAACCGCAACCCCGGCCTGTACCTGCCCCTGATCGCCCTGCAGTACCACGAGGTTCGCCTGGACTTCGACCTGACCAGCTACTTCACCAGCTACTTCGGCACCAGCGCCGTGTTCGAGGTGTGGGCCAACTACGTGTACCTGGACACTGAGGAGCGCCGCCGCTTCGCCCAGAAGGGCCACGAGTACCTGATCGAGCAGGTGCAGCACACCGGTGGCGACAGCATCACGGCCACCGCCGGCGGTCTGTCCAGCAGCCCAGCTGGTGCCCAGACCATCCGTCTGTCCTTCAACCACCCAGTGAAGGAGCTGATCTGGTGCTACACCAACACCGTGTCCACGGCGTACAACAGCCTGTGGAACTTCTCCACCAGCGCGGCCAACGTGAACGTGACCTGCTCTGCTTCCCCCTTCGCGGTCGGCGCTGCTCTGCCCCACACCATCGGTGCTCCCCGTCTGTTCGCCAACACCATGGCCCTGACCGGCACCGCCTCCGCTGGCCTGACCTCCAACATTGGCTGGGTCGAGGAGGGCTCGTCCAACGTGTCTTCCGGCACCCAGGTGGAGGTGGGTCCCCTGTACAACTTCAAGCTGGTGCTGAACGGCCAGGACCGCTTCAAGGAGCAGGCTGGCAAGTACTTCAACCAGTACCAGCCCTACGTGTACCACTCCGGTGTGCCATACCCCGGCATCTACTGCTACAGCTTCGCGCTGCAGCCCGAGGAGCACCAGCCCACCGGCACGTGCAACTTCTCTCGCATTGATAACGCCCAGGTGGCTATCAACATGAAGGGTAACTACACCACCCCTCTGCAGAAGATGTTCGCCGTGAACTACAACATTCTGCGCATCCAGTCTGGCATGGGCGGTCTGGCGTTCAGCAACTAAACGTCTCGCCTTGCATTGTCAAAAAATCAAAAAAACGGGCTTCGGCCCCAAGAGTGTATCCACACTCCTGGAGTCGAAACGAAAATTAGCGCGAAACAACCTCCCACTTTCCCGAAAGTGCCGAGAACTCTTGTTCAATGACCGTTAAACAGTATTCAGGGTCAAATTCTTCTGAACAGCAAAACACGTCTATGTATACTTTGTTGTGCTCGGGGTACGTGTGTGCACTGAAATGACTTTCAGAAAGCACGAGTACGCCCGTAGTTCCGTGAGGCTCAAATTGGTGAAAAGCTCGATTTACGACTGTAAATCCGCACCTTTCAGCGATTCGATTCATGATATTCTCGAGGTGTTCAGAACGTGCGATCCACACACCATCGATGTACCCCAGGAGGTGCTTCATACACATCTAAGGGTTGCTTATTTTATATAAAATTAGACCCAGAGCAAGCACGAGGTACAAAAGCGCAAAGAAACGCTGACCCAGTTGGTTCTGACCCTTGCTGCTTGCCTCAACAAAGTTGCTGACACTCAAAGCACCCAAAATGAGAACCAGCAGAATCATGAACAAGAGTTCCGACTTAGAGTCAGCCATTTATATATTATTACAAAATAAATGGACTCCCTGTCGGGTCCTGCTCTTATCAAGTACATTCAGAAGATGAACCCGGGGGCGAGCATCGAAGAAGTCTTGGACCGTGCTCGACATGTCACACTTCAACGAATTTTTGTCAAAATTCAAAAAATTGAGTACGAATCACCCATGGACCTCCTGGAAGACCTGTGCTGTTTCGATTTGTGCCCCAGAGATGCACGGACCGTCATGGAATGGTACGGTGGAGACGCGAAACTTTTAAGCGAGTCTCGGTCATTCGAGACTATTTACGATTACGTGTTTAGTAAGAATAAGCCCCCTTGTTGCCTGTGGAGATGGTGACCTCAGTGTACCAAAAGTACAACAAGTACAGACCGGTGACCATCAGGAACGTCGCTTTGAGCACCTCAGAAGCCACTTTACGCCGAGCTGGGTCCAGGAAAGCCTGAAGGCCAATGAGAATCATCGACAGAGCAAGTACGAGAATCAGAACATCATACAGTGCCATTTATTAAGAGCGCGGATAAAAATTAGAAAACTAGTCTATGCAAACACCAGATGAGTTTTGGTGCTCTCATAAACCCCACATTTCTCGAGGCTGTGCTCGAGGCGACCAGTGGTTTTGCACCTGTCGGACGAGGTGCTGAGCCACCTGAGATTCGACCCGTTCCGTACGAGTTGGATGAGTCGTGGAAGAATTTTGAAAAGGAATTGGGGGTGTATAAGAGTCAGCTCGCAAGTGTTCGTCGCGACCTGAACCAAAAGTATGCCCAACTTCTTGAAATGCACAAATCTGCTGAAATTGTGAAAATGATTTTAGATAACGTCCCATCCGATGACTTAAAGGCACGCATCGCATCTGTTGTAGACAACTACGAGTCCGATGTGGGCAGTGTCGCCCTGACTCAACAATGTGGGGAATTGAAGGGGAAGTTTGAAGCGATGACCAAGGTACTCGACGGCACGAATGCGGAAAGGTACGAGAAGTTTACGTGTTTCATATGTCAAGATCGTCTTGTTGACTTGTTTATTGACCCTTGCGGCCACGTTGTATGTGACCATTGTTGGGTGAGCACCCGGGACAAAACCAAATGTCCCGGGTGTCGAACGGGGACTCATGGGAGTCCCCGGAAGATGTACGTGATGTAGGGGAGAAGATGGACCTGAGCATGTCGTTAAAAGGCTCGCCCGACCTTAGCTCAGTTGGTAGAGCGTGGGACTGTAGTGTTTCTTCCAGTCACATGTGACTGACCGTCATCCTGCGGTCGCTGGTTCGATTCCGGCAGGTCGGACGGAGGACGCTAAGCGTCTGACTTCTTCTCCTATAGCTCAGTTGGTAGAGCATCAGGCACTGTATTTTTTAACAGCTGATGTGTTAACCTGAGTGTCGCAGGTTCAAACCCTGCTGGGAGAGCTTTCGAACCATCTGTTCATGGTTCGAAAGATCTCTGTGTATACTAATAATGACCACTCTCCCCTTTGAGAGGTTTGTGAACCACCTCGCTGAAATTACGCAAAATAATAAGAACTTGAAGTTTCACGTGGGCACAAACGGTGTGACCCTGCGTTACAGACCTGGGTCGAATGGGACATATGTAAATTACACGCCTTCGAATAACGGAAAAGGTATTGAACTTTCGTACGGGTACACGCACGTCGAAGACCGTGGGAAGGGGCTTGGAACGCGTCTTCGCAACTACGGGGTTCGAGCGGCACGTGCAGCAGGCGTTCCATTGTGGCAATACGGTATAAACCTCAATTATCTCGTGCCTCGGAACCAACCGCCTATAAGTACGCGAATCATGCGTAAACTTGGTGCCGAATGGACGCGTGGCGTGCCTAAAGCACGGGGGAAGATTGCGAAGAAGAAATGGGCATCTATTGTGCGTGCTCACAAGTACTCCTTGCGAAAGAGTGTTAAAAAGAGTCCGCGTAAGAACAATAGCAAAAATGAGCTTCGTTCGCCTCGTTGATCACATGGGCTCGGACGAGTCTATCGTCCAGGCCGCCCGTGTTTCGTATGGCGCAGGCACGAAGAGTGTGAGTGACGACCGCGCTCTCATTCGCTACCTCATGCGGCACAAGCACACGACGCCGTTTGAGATGGTCGAGTTCAAGTTTCATATCCGCGCACCCATCTATGTCGCCCGCCAGTGGTTGCGTCACCGAACCGCGTCCGTCAATGAGATGAGCGCTCGGTACTCTGTGATTCCCGATGAGTTCTTCTTGCCTGACGAGCTTCGGAAGCAGAGTACGACCCGTGGCCAGGGCGGTGAAGAGCCGTTTGGACCACAAGGTGGCAACCTACTTCAAAAGCAAAAGGCCTCGTGCGACTTTGCGTTTTACGTGTATGACGAGCTCTTGGAGAAGGGTGCGTCCCGTGAGTTGGCCCGGGCCCACCTGCCCCAGTGTACATTCACTGAATTTTATTGGAAAATTGATCTTCACAACCTGTTGCACTTCCTTGCCTTGCGCATGGAGGACCATGCCCAGAAGGAGATTCGGGATGTCGCGTCCAAGCTCTACGAGCTTGTCCGGCCCATCGTCCCCGTGACGTGCGAGGCGTTCGAGGACTTTCGGGTCGGGTCTGTGACCCTGTCCCGGCTCGAGGTGGAGGCGCTTCGTACGGGTGCACGCTCAATTACGGGAAAGGGTGAAAACTCGGAGTTCCAAGAAAAGTTAAAGCTTTTGGGCTTGGATACACCAAACGATGGACAGGGAACACCAAGTACTCGAGTACCTGGGGACGAAGGGAACGCCCGTGACGGTCAAGCGCATTTCGAAGAGCCTCGGCCTTTCGAAGGAGTGTGTTCGGGGAGTGCTGTGGCACTCAAGTAAGACGCAGCTGATTCACCGCGCACCTGCATGTCGTCGCAAGAAGCCTGTATGGTCCTATTCAGAGACGCGGGTACGGCCTGACACCCATAAGGTGACGCATCTTGTCTTGCGTCCGGCGTTGGAAGAACATGAAGATGAAGACCATTAAAGGCAAGCTTCGCAACTCACCTAGTGCAGAGTGCTCGTACCCATACCAGCCACTCAGAGGGAAGGGGATATTTTTGATGAAAATTCGTGATCCGTAAATAATCGCGCCTATAATTCCAAATTGTATACACACTTCCAAAAATATTTTGAAGTTTGATTTGCGTTCATCAAGGTCGGGTGTAAGTGCGTCAAGTGTCATGGACACAAGGTACGCGAACACAAAACACAAGATGCCGACCCAGGCAACGCCCAGAGTCTTGATGACTTCCTTGTTCATTACTCTTGGAAAAGAGAAAAATGCGTCCCTGTAACTCAGTTGGTTAGAGTGCGGGTCTTATGTCCCAGTCGCAACGCGACTGTACTCCACACGGGGAACAGTTGCTACGCAACTGACTAAGGCAGCCCGAAGTCGTGAGTTCGATCCTCGCCAGGGACAGGAACGCATCAGTGGCCGAGTTGGTCTAAGGCGTGAGACTTAAGATCTCATGGTGGCAACACCGCGTGGGTTCGAACCCCACCTGATGCAAACTTACTTTTCTTTTTCCCTCTTCATAAAGTACCAAAGGACCATGGACTTTATGAAGTGTGAATGGTCCGAAGCATGTCTCGTCACCCTCAAGGTTCGGGACTATCCCGAAGAGGGCGTTACCCTCGAAGACCTCAAACCACTCATTCACGAGATTCGGTCCAAGGCGAAAGACATGATTATCAGGGCCGACCTCGCAGGTATGGGTCTCGTAGGTATAGAACGATTCAAAATGATCGCGAGTATTTGTCAGGAGGTTGTCGAATACACAAAGGATGATAATATTTTGAGAAAAATTGAGATTCAGGGTGCAGGCTTCATATTTCGAACTTTGTATGGACCTATCAGTCTAGCAATCCCCAAGTACTTCCGCGATATGGTCCAATTTATTTAATAAATGTGAATTCAAAATGACCGCGAATGCAGCGGCTCGCAACTCTTCGAGTTGCTCGTGGCTTCGTTTCAATCCAGACCAAGATGCCAAGATCTTGTATGTTGACATCTTGGTCGGAAAGCTCATCGAACTTCAGCCGAGTACGACAGAGGAGACTGATGCGCTGTGTCAGGACCTGTACCCAATTTTGGATCAAATTCAGGAACTCTGTCTGACCCACGGACTCAAACAGGTGTGTTCGGCCGACCTTCACGGTGTGAAGATTCGAAACATCAAGCCAATGACAATGATGCGTATGATATGGAACGTGTATGAATATACAAAGAACTGTATCCTGCTTCAGGGGTGTGAAGTGTCTGGCGGTGGGCAGTTTTTCAACACTCTTGTGGGTGCCGTCCGCGGGTTCCTCCCACCATTCATGCGTAACATGATCACGTTACTTCCTGATCAAAATGAGAATGATAAAAGCGATGAAGAGACCTATGAGGACTCCGAAGCGTTGGAGCCCATATCGGATGAAATAGTTTAAATCATACGTGCGTTCCAGTCCTATATCACCTTCGAATGCAGATTTCATGAGACCGATAAGAGGAGCGTCTTCTATGGAAACCTGTTTTGCAAGTTGTTCATTTACACACAAAATTTTCAAAGGAAATCTATTGAGTTGAAAATCCACTGAGACTTTCATAAGACTTGCGTCAAATGGCGCAATCTTTTTGGCACATTCGAGACTTATCAGGTACGCATGAGTCCCGAGTGGTTGTCCTTCGTATATGAGAGGTGTGACGTGTTGCTTTATGATGGGTAAAAGTGGTCCGAGGTGTATAATATCCCAGGGAACTCCCTCCACCTCTTTGAACACTTCATCCAATTTTGTCATAAAATTAGTGGTAAGACACACATCGTCTTCAAAGACAAGTGCCATCTCATGACCCTTTTCAACCATATCACGCCATACCCTGGTATGACTCATTGAACATCCGTACTCTGCTGGATTGACATAGAGTCCTGATGGGGTACCGATTCGTCCGTCAGTGGCTGGGAAGAACTCGACCTCGAGTCCTTCTCGCTCAAACTCGGCTCCTGCAGTCTCTCGTCTGTCAGCACGCTTCTCGAGGTTGATGCAGTATGCGTGCATTTATACATGTCCTCATTTTTTGAAATATTTACAAACGCGTCTATCACGTTCCATGTTATGAGCGCAAGGAGAAGAGGCCGTGTACTGTCCGTCATGAATTTTAAAACAAAAATAGGAAGGAGTATCCATAGTATGCGTCGAACCCAAGGTGCCTCCTGTAAGGTTGTGTACGCAGCATATGTCGCAGCAAGTATTGAAAGTTCTTGCTTCATTACCAATTTGAGTTAAAAAAAGGAGGCGTAAAATCCGCAAGATGTCAGACCTCCTCGTGTTTTATCCACGGGGGAAGTACTTGTATATAGAGTTCCTTGGTGGGAAGTACATTGAGAACCAGCCAAAGGATGCTGTTGAGGCTGCCAATTTTACGCTCGAAATTAAGCCCGTGATTGAACAGCTTGATGCATACGTTGAAAAACATGGACTCAAAGAGATTGTTGAGCTGAACCTCAAGGGGGTCCCAATTTCAAAACTAAATTCAGATACCGCCGTCCACCTCATGAAACTCGTGACGGAGATTCGACCCGACAAGGGTCTGCTTGAGAAGATCAAGATTACAAACTCGAACCCTATTTTCAACATGGTCTATCGAAGTGTCAAGAGTCGTTTGCCTGATCGGATCAAGGGAATCGTGGAATTTGACAATGACGGGAAATTCTTTTAAATGACGGGCAGTTGCGCTAGCAACTGGCCTCAGCGGAGCCTTACAAAACTCAGGGCGAAAGTCACTCCGTGACTTTTTTAGGTGCGTTACAATAGGATGGCACCTGAGAAAGATCCAGGACGTTGGCACGAGGATGAGCAAAAGTTCCTTGAAAAGCTCGAGCAACAGTGTAACGTGTATCAGGAACATCATAATAAAGACCATCTGTACTACCAGAAACTCGCGTCCAGGTTTAACATTCCCATTCTTATCGTGTCAGCCCTGAACGCCTTGTGTGCCATTGCCTTGAACGACTTTTTGGCTCAGCGCTACGTCAGCATCTTGAACGCCATCTTGTCCGCAGGTACGGGTGTGCTTGGATCTATCCAATTATACATGAAAATTAGTGAAAAGATGACCAACTCGGTTCGTGCGTCGACGCTCATGAAGCGTTTGGCACTCAAGATTTCCAAGGAACTCAGTATCGATATGGAACACCGCGTCACTGACGGACAGGCTTTCTTGAGCGATTGCTTCGCCGAGTTTAACACGGCGCTCGAACAAGGAAACCCGGTTGAAAAGGGGCTCTATAATCACATGGCGTTTACACAACTTCCAAAGAAGGAAAAGCTTGGGCTTTTGGGAACGATTACGGGATCTCCGCGCAAATCGAGTGTTGAACTTGTTGGTACTGAGATTAGTGGTTCATCTGGAATGCTTTCACGTCTTGGGGAGCCTCGCGCCAAAAGGCTTTGGGGTCTCGCACTAGGAGGTCAAACAGACGCTCATTTTCATCCCGTATCAAAATCTCCTTTTCGTCCGACCGGGTCAGGTTCGGTATCCCCTCAATCGACTCCAGAAGAGCCGGACTTAGAGCTTGGAGTTCGTGGTTCCTGAGCTTTGCAACCTCAAAGCCAATGTCGAGGTTGAGTCCCTCTTCCGTGCGCACCCAATAGTGTTCGCAGGCCTCTTTGGTCTCGGGAATGACGCAAAAGCCTTTGATCATTTCAGACTTGACTCCTTTTTGTTCCAAAAATCGTTTCAAAATGGCGGCATGGTGCACAACGTTCCCTGAGACGTTGTGCAGCTTGATACGTAGGGCAAGACGGCGAAGATCCGCATCCATATACTTTGTAGATTTTTGTTTCCTTATATTATGAACTGGTTCACGGGACTTTTACTTGGAATTTTAGTAACAATTATACTCATTGTTGTCATTGCAAACACGATTCCTCTCGAACAAACACCTTCCGCGGTACCGGGACCTGCAACTCCCGCCCCCGGACCGGCACCGGCTCCAAGTTTCGCACCAGCACCAGCACCCAGACCGTCTTCGGGTCCTGTACAGACTCCCGGACCGTCTTCGAGTCCTGCACTGACCGCCTTTTCACCTGCACCAAGCCTGATGCCACTTGCGAATGTGAATCCCAAGAAGGGATTTGTGTATGACTTGAAAATCAACGGAGCAACCAACACTCAATTTAATACACAAATGCAGAGCTTGAACCTTGGATGGTACTATACATGGGGTCTCACGGGATCACCCGGACTCAATCTCAAGTTCACACCCATGTGTTGGGGTGCTCCGGACGCTGCAAAACTCGGTCAAATTCCAGTGAGTTCGACCGAACTCTTGGCGTTTAACGAGCCTGACGGCAACAATCAAGGCGCACAGTCGAACATGAGCATTGCGCAAATTGTGCAATTGTGGCCACAACTCAAGGCGACGGGTCTTCGGGTTGGTTCGATTGCAGCATACACGAGTCCGCTGGCAACGTCCTACACAATGCCCCCAGGACCGCCCGCTGCTGGCCGTCTGACACCGGCACAACAATCCATACCAACTACATCATACTTTGATGCTCTTTGGGCGGCTCTTACACAGGCAGGCATGACACCGGACTTTATAGCTCTTCACTGGTACGCACCCCCTGACGCGAACGGATTCCTTCAGTGGATCGATGCTATTTACACCAAGTACCAAAAACCTATTTGGATTACCGAAATGTGTCCAGCAGATTGGCAGGCCGGAAATCCGGGTCAGCCCGCTTTTGAGCGATACACGGTCGCTCAGATTCAGACGTTTATGGATGCCGTCGTTGCGGGCATGAATTCTCGGTCATATGTGGAACGGTTCTCGTGGAAGACTCGCCCAACAACAGATATCAATATGGGGAACGGTGCACTGATCGCACTCGACGGAACACTTACACCTTTGGGTCAGCATTACGCAAGCCTTTAAAAAAATCCCAAGTAGTCTCAGCATGGACCCAATCCTCGCTCCCTCGACTGCTCGTTTCACCACCTTTCCTATACGGTACCCGGACCTTTGGGCACTGTATAAGAAGGCTATCGCAAGTTTTTGGACGGTTGAGGAGATTGATTTGGGTGGAGATTTGAAAGACTGGGAAAAGTTGTCTGACAATGAGAAGCATTTTATCAAACACGTCTTAGCATTCTTTGCTGCATCGGATGGAATTGTTATGGAAAATATTGACTTGAACTTTTCAAACGACGTTCAGATCCCAGAGGCGCGGTCGTTTTATGCGTATCAGTCATTCAACGAGTCGATTCACAGTGAGACGTACTCGCTTATGATTGATAAGCTCGTGAATGACCCCGAAGAGAAACAGAACCTGTTTCGAGCCCTCGAGACGGTCCCCGCGGTCAAAGCAAAAGCCGAGTGGGCTCAAACATGGATCGCTTCTGACGCACCTTTCGCTCAACGTCTGGTCGCCTTTGCATGTGTCGAAGGCATCTTTTTCAGTGGGTCGTTCTGTGCCATCTTTTGGCTCAAAAAGCGGGGGCTTATGCCCGGTCTGTCGTTCAGTAACGAACTCATCTCACGGGACGAGGGCATGCACCAGGAGTTTGCAGTTGCGTTGTATTCTCACCTGATGGAAAAGTGCCCCTCGAAGGACATTCACAAGATTGTTCAATGGGCGTGTGAAGTGGAAAGCCAGTTTATCATAGAGGCACTTCCGTGTAAGCTCATCGGTATGGACGCGGGTGAGATGACGCAATATATCCAGTTTGTGGCCGATCGCCTGATGACCCAGTTTGGAGAGCAACCCATTTACGGTGCAAAGAACCCATTCGACTGGATGGAAAACATCTCGTTGGAAGGGAAGACGAATTTCTTTGAGAAACGCGTCGGTGATTATTCAAAGTTCATGTCTGAAGGCGAAGTGAGGTTTGACGAAGACTTCTGAAAGAGTCTTCGGGGGTGAGGAATTCTAGTCCAAGTCCGAAGGACTTGTCCGCCACCCTACACAGTCACAGCATACACGAACCGGTCCTCCTGGAAGTGCTTGTTGTTCTGGTCATCCTGATCGTCGCGGGTCTCGAATGTGAGACCACCGGCAGTCAGGTACCCTGAGCGACGGCCGAACAGGGCACCCAAAAGAATCATGGCAATCACGAAGACGAGGCCGTGGAGCAAAAGACCTGGAACGGTCGGGACACCGAAAGGATCGGCGATCCAGGTTCCAAGCTGTCGAGTCGTCCTGTACGACGCGGGACTCGCCAGGGCCGCAAAGACCAATATAGCAAGAAGACTACTCATTTAATATGTTGATACAAATTAAATGGAAGGAGGTGCCATTGTACTTTTTTTCATTTCTCTCATTTTATTCGTGTCTGCCGTAATAGTCATACTATTTAACACGGCGGATGAAACAAGTCAAGTCTCTTCGACAAACTCAGGGTTTCCACTTCCTGATAGTACAATGATAGGCGCAAAGTGTCCTGTTGGGTGTACATGCTTTCCAAATGCTGGAGCAACAACACCAACTGATAAACCTACGCAGCTTTGTGGGTTTTTAGATAACGGTGTATTGTTCAGTTGTCCCGCCAAGTGTTGTCAGCCAACCTGTATTAACCAGGACGTTCAGGGAATTGCACAACGGTCGATGGTCTAGTTGCACCTCCCGCCATAGCACGTGTGATAGCACTCGTTCCCGTTGTCACAGTACTCACCGGCCATCTTCGGGCCATAAAAGGTCGACTTGCGCACGATCAAAAGACGCATCAGAAAGCCGACAATGGCAATGAACACGAGAGCGTGGAGTATGAGACCCGCTGTCGTGGGCAAACCGTCGGCCGAGGCGACCCAGCTCCCAAGCACGCCCCGGACCGTCTTATAGGCCGTTGGGCTCGCAATCGCCACATAGGCGACAAAAGGGATCAGGTAGTTGAGGCTCATTTACTATTGAGCGGGAAGAATTTTGGAACAAAATTCTTTACTGGCAATCAGCACCGTCGTCAAATTCGGCTGGGTGCATGGCATGACCCTGGGTGCTGCGCGCACGGGACACGCCGTACTGAGTACCGACATCACCAACACCCATGCTTGTGAGCGTCACGGTCCCGCCGAAGCCGGACTTCTTCTTGCCCCACACGAGCCGCCACACGAAGTGTGCCACGATCACAAAGACCAGGGCATGCAGAAGCAGACCCGCGGTGGTGGGCAGACCATCGGCAGCCGCGACCCAGCTACCGGCCAGGGACCGAGTCAGCTTGAAGGTGGCTGGGTTGGCCACCACGAAGAACACGGCAAAGGGAACGAGCTTCTTCTGCCAATCAAAGTCCATTTGGTACTATTACCCGAGAAATTTAGTTTCCGAATGCTTGACGGTGCTGACGAAGCATCTGGGATGCTAGGTTCTTGTTCTCATTTCTGGTATTAAATGACTGACGCGCGTTGTAGAATACATTCTGGTTCTCGGACGGTTGGGCCGCGGGGCGCTGACTCTTGCGGAGACGGTTCAGAACCTCAACATTCACCTTGGCGATATTCACGGACCCGTTTGCCTTGATGAACTTTTTGTTTTTGATATTGAAATTCAGGGGTGGACGGTTCCTGAACTTGTTACGTGCGGGAACCTGGAGAGATACGAGAATCTTATTCACAGTCTTTTTCTGAGCGGCATTCAGACGAGGATCGTTCTTGAGCTTTGACCAGTTGAACGTGTTCATGTATGGTCCTGCACGACCCCTGAGGCCGGGTCTCTGAGCCGTCTTAAGTATGGCATGTTGTGCCTTCCCCGTAGACTCTTCTGTATTTTGAACAGAATTGAGGGTGTTTTTGACACGAGTCAAGAGGGGGTATTGTTGGTACAAGTCCTGTACAAGACTTGACCCTTGGCCCACCGAGGGTTGTTGTGTGGCGGCGGGCCCAGTTAGTTTCCCTGGCGGCGAGCTTGACGCTGAGCAAGTTTCTTTTTGAGTTCATTCATGAGACCCGCTGGTGGAGGCGGAGCCTGACGGGTCGGTCGGAGAGCAAACGGAGCCTTGGGTGGTGGAGGGGGTGGTGGAGGCGGGGCGGTAATCGCGCTCCGGGCGGCGTTCGCTACAATGTTTCCGGCAGTAGTCTGTGACATATTACTTGAAGCCGTGTTGTTAACGGCCTTAACAGCCGCTTTAACTGCAGCAATATTTGCTTGGTTCGTGGTCTGTCCCTGATTCAGCGCTTGTTGCCGTGCAGCGTTTGCTGCGGCATTTGCAGCAGCTATGGGCTTAGCTGCAGGCGGCACAACTGCAGCAACGGCATTTGCCGCGGTCTTTGCAACAACTGCAGGGCTGGCGTTCGTTGGTGCCGTTTGCACAGCCACACTTGCAGTCTTTGTTGCAATTTGTTTTGGTGTTTGTTTCTGGTTTGCAGAATGTTGAGCTACTGCGGCGATGGCTGCACCGTTTGCCTGTTTCATGTTTCCACCCGCCTGACGAACGGCAATTGCAGTTTGTGTCGCAACGTTACTTGGTGGTGCACTTGGCGCCACCCTCGCGGCAGCAAGTGCGGCGGCGTTCTGAACATTTGTTGACGCACCGGCATTTGCAGCACCTGATGCAGCAGCTCCACCTGTGCGCGCTCGCTTGGCGTTAATGTATGTATGAAGAGCATTTGCCATTTGTTTGTTCAGATTTGGAACCTTGTTGGCCGCATTGTTGCGATTCCGCAAGTACCCGTTCACGTAGGCCTTTACGTTGTTCTCCAATTTACTGTTTGGGTCCTTGCGATTTATGGTAACTGCTTGCGCCATAAGAGAATTGGCACGCGATGTTCCGTTTGCGGATGGGGTGGCCCCATTTGGTGCCTTGCGTTTAAATAATGACCCGAAGTTGACCATGATGCTGTCTTACTTGTGACCGAGAAAAAAGACCAAACAGGGCTTAGAGGCTCGAGACCCTAGTATAGTAGAACACACAAGATGGCAACTCTCCAGATGTTCAATGCTTTCAACGCGTCCAATGTTTCTTTCAGCGATGTTCGCAAGAATGCCAAGGGTGGCAAGGCCGTGTACCTGAACCAGGTTGGCGGTGGCAAGCTGATTTTCCAGTTGCCTCCCCTGCGTGCCCCGTTTGGTCTGAGTGAGTACAAGGATGAGGCATCTGGCCGCGTCAGTTACACTCTACCTCTGAGCCTGGACAAGCCCGAGGTTCTGGAGGCGTTTGCCAAGCTGGATACGCGCGTCCTGGACTATATCACTGAGCACAGCGAGGAGTTGCTTGGCAAGAAGATGAGCCGCGACGTGATTGCTGAGGGCCTGTACAAGTCCCCGATCAAGAAGAGCTCCAAGGAGGGGTACGCACCGACTCTGAATCTGAAGGTCCTGACAAACATCAAGGACGGGTCTATCGCAACTGAGGCGTACAGCTCCAAGCGCGAGCCCGTGCCTCTGTCTGACCTGGAGAAGGGTCAGGCTGTCAGTGCCATCGTCGAGATCAACCAGATTTGGCGCACGCCTGCAGGTGTCGGTGTGACCATCCGCGTTCACCAGGTGATGTTTTCCCCGACCAACAAGCTGAAGCCGTGTGCATTTCTCGCCGCCGCCGACGAGCCCGTCTCTGACAAGGGAAGTGAGGTTGCAGAGGAGGACATCGAGTACGAGACTGACCCCGACGCTTGAAAGACCTAAAATACCTTCACTTGACTTGTAATAAAATGTAACGTATTACTAAATGAGCTGGATAGACTCCAGACAATTTAAAATCGCAGATCGTAACGGTCGTCACTATGTGTTTCGTCGTAACAACGCAGGGAACACAGAGATTAACATCCCCAAAAACATTACAACAAAGGCGGAAGCAGCGCGTTGGCTCCGCGCCCACCCGGACAAGGTGGCCAAGCCAAACAGGTACAGGAGAAAGCGTCCAGTCGTGACGCTCCCACCCTATGTTGCTGCTGCGTTTGACCCGTTTGCCGTGGATGCGTTCCCGCGCAACATGCGTCAAAGTCCCGGGTACTTCTTCCGGTACTCGTCGCCGAGGTACGGAGGTGCGCCTAGTCCTGAAAAGGCGGGAACGCCGAGGACGAACATGAGCCCTTCAAACTTCAAAAAGAGTCTGAGGAACATGGTCAGTATCGGGTCGGGACGGCAAGGGCGTGCCTATATTGTTCGCCAGGGGAAGGTTCAATTTGTTCTTAAAATTGCACCCTATGACACATCGGCCAAGAGCCGCGGGGAACGCCAACCAGGTGACATAGAGTATGACATCAACTACGCGTGTATGAAAGCCGCGCCCGAAGGTGTCGTCAAGCTCTATTCACACATTCACGCCCTCGACTTTGTCCCCGAGACCAACCTCAAGAGTATAAAGAACCTGGACAAACCTCACTTTGAACTCAAGAAACAGAACATTATCGTCATGGAACTCTGTGAAGGTGGGGCACTCGAAAAGTGGTTCGACAATCATAGACCTTCAGATGATCTTATGGTTCGTATCATTAAGCAAGTTCTGACAACACTCCGAACCTTGATGACCAAGTACCCATACTTCCGACACAATGATCTCCATCTCGAGAACATATTCGTGTCCAAGAAACGTGGGTTCCTTATTGCAGACTTTGGGTGGGCGAGACTTAAGGCTCAAGGCACAAATCCGGCTGTCAACACTGCGAATGGGACATCGACTGCCTCGTACTATGGTGTTGGTCCCAAAACGAATTCACGGTACGACATGCACCTCTTCCTAAACAGTATCCGTGAAAAGTGTTTAAAGAACGCTGGTCTCGTTCCCAAGACGCTCAAGTTCCTGAACACGGTTATCCCAGAGGGGTACAGGGGCAAAACGGATACACACGTCAACGATTTCCGCCTAAAATATGATGACCCGTGTCCCGGTCTCCCAAGTCTGACCAAAGTTCTGAGTCATCCATTTTTGAAACAAAAATTGGTGACGTCTCCAGAACTCATGAAGGCTAAGGCAAAGTTGCGGAAGGTGGCCCAGCGCAAACCCGTCCGCGTCACGTCTGCCGAGCTCTTGGCGGCCAAGGCACGGCTCAAGCGCGTCCGTGGCCCGTCTCCGCTAAAGAAGCGGTCGTACACGAATGTAGAGCTTTTGGCATTGACGCGCAATCAGCTCTTTAAGCTGAGCCCGACGACGCGCGCACGGGCCGTGAAGCTTCGAGCAGCGGCGCGACCAATCACGAACGTCAAGAAAGCAAACAATGCTACAGCTCGCAAGGTGGTTCGAGCGGGGCAGAACATACAGAGGAAAAAGATTCGAAGCATTCCCAAGAACGTCTTGAACGATCCTCGATTCAACAAGACATGGCTCAAGATATACAAGAACCTGACGCCATGGGGTGGTGAGACGGTCCAAAACACACAAGCTCGGGCTCGGAACATGGCTCGGAACCTCATACGGAACCGATTGAACAAGGGTCAAGCAGCGTTTTCCGTCAGCCCTGTGAAGAAGAGACCAAGCCCCAAGAAAAAGACACCAAGCCCCGTGAAAAAGGCTCATGTGAATTCGAGTACACAATTGAGAAGGGTCATTGTGGGTGCGAAGAAGAGCCCCACGTCTGGTCGGTTAAAGATCAAAGCACCAAACTCAGGTCGGCTCGTCTATGCCAATGGAGGCTCGGTGTCTCTCCAGTACCTCAAGAACTTTGCAAACCGCCATGGGGTGAACATCAAGGGCTTACGTTCAAAGTCAAATATTGCCCAAAAACTTTTTGGGTGAGTATATTAAAAGATGATGATGAAGCGCAAGGACATGATCGTCATCGGTCTTTTGGTCGTTCTTGTTCTACTCTTGGCGTTCAAGGTTGTGTCTTTCGGTGACGCCCTCACCCCTCCAGACAAGGGCAACATCATCGTGTACGGTTCCAAGACGTGTCCGTGGTGTGTCAAGCAAGAGAAGTACCTGATCGATAACGGTCTCCCATACACGTTTGTGGATTGCAAACAGGGTCAGTGCCCTGATTTCGTGTCTGGATTCCCGACCCTATTGGTCGACAATGTGGTAAAGACAGGGTATACGGAGGTTTAGAGGCTCCGATGAGCCCGAAGGGCTCCCTTCAGAAAACCTAAAACAACTCTTGAGTCCTGGATATTGATCCAGGCCTGAGGAGTTTTCTCAATTTTGTTTTAAATTACTTGGAAACAGTTCCTACGGAACTGGGACAGGAAACTCTGTTTCCGTCGGACCGGAGGTCCTCCTAACACTTGAACGCCGCCACGGCAACGGCCAGGAGGAACGTGTGCCACAGGGTGTCCACGGGCTTGAGCACGCTAATGTACTTGACCAGTGCATTGTTCCACAGGAAGCGAAGCAGGACAGTCAGAATGATGATGTAGATGGCAAGCACGACCAGGTTGTACAGCATCTCCTTCTGGGTACGGGACTGCAGGAGGTTAAACATCTTTTTATTAGATACGAAGAAAAAAGTTCCTAATAGTAAGATGGCCGTTCAGGCTAAAAAGGTTGTGCGTCGGCGCACGGTCAGCGGCCCAAACCCGTACGCTCCCAAATACACGTGGGCACCCTGGGGAACGACCGGGGTGGTCCATGATAACTGTTACGACTACGCCTTTGGGTCATTCTCTCCGGTGCGTCAGTCAAAGAGTGTTCCCGGAAACCGAAGCGGAATCTCCTCAAACGGTCTGAACTTTCGGTCGTGTCGTGGGATTGCCGAGCGTGTCATAGCGGATAACCCCGGGAACGTGTATCGTATGCGCAACCCAAACGCCCGTCCCAAACCTGGATTCTACAAGGTCATGTGTTTCGTAGCACCGACAAATGACTTTGGGAATTCGACAGGTGATTTTCACTGGTACAAGGAGATTAGTGCTGTTCGGTACAAGGTGCGTCCAGGGGACACCGTCCTTGGCCTTGCCAAGTTCTTCCGGGTCACCCCAAAGGTGATCTTGACGGCCCTGGCAAAGGGACGACCGTCTGCGAATGCAAATAACGGACGAATTGCAAACAAAAATACAGACCTTCACGTTCTGGGACGGTACAATATCATGGCCCTTCAAAGATCCCAAAGAGCCACGCGTCAAAAGGATGCACTCAAGGTGCTCCAGAGGTACAACGCCCAATCAAACAACTCGCGTCTGACTCCTGGAAAAGTGATTGAAATTCCAGTAAAATTGTGGAGTCACAAGACGGGTTGGGCCGGCGGCCCCCTCCTCATTGATGCGTCTGGAAAGACGATTGCCGACCCGCGCAAAGCGAATCGGAGCTACAAACCCGGGTTTCACTATACCAAGTTCTGTTCGGCCTATGCTGTCCGACGTGGGTTTGCCAAGACGGGTACGAATAGTAACAGGGGGAACTCGGGTCCTACAAATTCTCGGGTGGGGCAGGCAAACCGAGTCCTCTAAGAACATCCCGAAGCGTTTCTTCGGGGTCTATGTCAAACCGAATATCTGTTATGAAACCTCCCTGCTGAGGAATGAGTTCCCGAAATTGAAGACCAAACCCGTCTAATATGCTTGAAATATTCGAAGTTTCAAAATCTGAAATATTTCGAAAAGCGTCGGATGACCGTTCAATAATGAGGCGACACTTGTACGTTGGAACGTCAAACGGTTCTCGACACATGGGACACGTGGGTGTTTCCTGACACGTCAGTTTCCAACGATTCAGACACCTTTCGTGAAATTCATGACCACAATTGAGCTTTCGTGTGACACTTTGACCCCCCATGTTGGCAAGACAGACTGAGCACTGAGCGCCACTGTGTTGCCAACACCTTTCTTGTCCGTCCCGTACAATTGTTTTACACGTCCCCCCTGTGAGAGTGCTTGCGCCACACCGGCGGGGGTCGGTCATTATTTTAGTCCTGTATTACTTTTTAGCGGGGCCTACGCGCCTCGAGAACCCGAATCTCATCTTGAAGGGACCGAACAGCGTCACGGTACTTTTCACGTATGTTCTCCTCGACGTTTTTTCGGAACACGACGATCGGGTCATCGTCTTGTTCCATACGACACTGGGGACACTCGATGCTCGTCTCGAACCATTTCATAATACATTTGGCATGAAACATGTGTTTGCACTTGAGTTTCTTATCGGTTCGCTTGGTCTCCTCAAGACACACAGCACATGTGTTGGAAAGGTGTGCACGGCACATCCCGTTTTCGACCGCCTTTTGTTTGCATTTTGTTCCATTCCGTGTAAGAGCCGAGCAATTCATGTTCTATTAGGATCTCACAGATTTCTTGATGGATTTCTTCCACACTCCTATTTGCATTGACAATGTGAACTTTACACGGAACATTCTGTATAAGCTTTTTGTACTCCTCATCGAGTTCTTTCCAGTATTCGAGGGTCACACCCGAGTCACCCGCTTGGTGTCGGGTCTGGATATGTTCCCATGCCAGATCAGGCGTTTTCGAAAGAAAGATGTACAAGTCCGGAAACCATTCATATTGTTCGTAAAACTTGGCGTACGTCTTGTCCTCTCCCTGAGTCACGAGGTTTTGCTTTCGCAACACGGGCCAAAACACCCAACGAGAACTGAGAAGGGACCGTTCATATACGACCGTCTCATGCGTCTTGAGAGGTCGAAGTGTCTGAAGAATAACCATGTGAAAATAGAATGCCCAACGTTTTGGGTCTTTATAAAATTCCTCGAGAGGCCAATCATCTATGGGCTCCCGGCGAACTTTGTATCCCCTTTTTTCAAGGAGATTCAATTGGGTGGTTTTTCCTGACCCAATGTTACCGTCAATGACGACCTTCATATTTTATATACGAATTACTCCTTAAAGTAAGGCTCGGGTTCATAACTTGAAGTTGTGGAAGGTCCCGGGGCGGGAGCGGGACCTGGAGCGGGACCTGGAGCGGGGGCGGGACCTGGAGCGGGGGCGGGACCTGGGGAAGGTGCACAGTTAGATCCGAAATCAGGGCATGCAACGCCTCCGTAATACACGCCCAAAATAGTTCCTACAATCACGAGACAACATAACATCACAACACCTATAACGACGGCGGCGCTCGACATTTAATTTATATATAGATTTTATTCATTTTCCACGAGAACAACCACCTGCCCCGTCCGACACGCCGCGTTCTTCACGGGCAAGTTAAAGGCATCGGGTCCCTTGGCCTGAAGCAGAGAGCGGTACTTGTAGTTATCCTGGAACGCCACCTTGTTCTCGGCCATGATTTGATCATTCAAAATACGATTCGAGGTGAACTCGGTCAGACACCGGCCATCAGCCATGCCATACCGTTGAGACATTTACTATTCAATTACATTTTATTCGCGAGTCCTTTGCAAAACTTGGTCCCACTCTTCAAAGCTTGCACCCATGATGTTGTCGAACAACTCGGGTTCTGCGACCGGCTTGACCAGGGCATCTGTGGTGATCACGTTGTTGATTGTCTCGTAGGCTCCTGCAATCTCGTCGAGCGTCTGGGCACCCGTAACGATGATCTTGCCCGTGCTGAAGATGCTGGCCGTCACCTGCTTTTGCCCGGGCTTGGGGGCGAACTTCACCTTGACGGCGCTATACCTGTCTGGATCAAATGTCACCTTGAACCCTGACCGACTCGAGAACTTCTGGATCACCTTGTTCAAATTGACAGATGAGTTCAAAGAAAAGTTGGTGTTGATCATCTTGATACTCGCCTCCTGGGTCGGTGGAAGCGCGTCCAACTCGAGAACCACCTTCAAAATAAAGGAAAGCTGAGCCAAAATGCGTTTGCAATCAAGAAGATCTGAACACCCTGCAACCTGAATCGACCCGTTCGGGAACAGCTTGATGCTCTTGCGCGAATACACATCCTCGTAACCAATTGTGACCTGGTTATAAAAGGCCGTGTCTTTCATCTTCCAATCAAAGCCCCTGAACCGCGAGCCGCGGCGGCGCACCGTGACCGAACCAAGCTTGGTGAAATTCTCTCGAAATTTCTTCAAGTCAACATCTTGAAGAAATTTGGAACACATGGTGATTGTTGTGATCCTGATCCATGAAGGGCGGGGACGCGCCGAATCCTGAATCAACCTCGTGCGGATGGCGTGGAGATTCCGAATATAGTTGAAGGTCGCCTCCATGTTTGCTCTACACTTCTTAAGGTCTTTACCTCTTTAAGGCCTACAGGACACGTTTTTTAGCAGCACCCTTGGCGATCTTGGCAAAGGGCGTTCGGAGGATATTTGCCTTGATAACCTTCTTGTAATACTTTTTGAGCTTTTCGTCGTTCGGGTGGATGTTGTGCGTCTTGGTGACATTGTGTGCAACGAGAGAAATCAGACGCTGTTTCTTGACGGCATTGATCACGCGATTGAGCTCGGCAACGCGAGGCCGAAGAACCTTTTTCGAGCGACGAGTTCCCTTGCGTTTTCGCGTCGCATGGGTCTGAGACATGGTGTTCAGACCCTCCAAGACATTGACTGCGTTATTTGGTCCACCGAGTTTCTGGACGGCATTCACAGCTGCCGGACTCGCCCCTTTGACACGGATAGCAAATGTCGAGTTGCCACCAGACTCATTCAAGGCCTCGGCCGCCTTGGCAATCTCCGGAGCGCCCCCTGGGACTTGAGCGACTGTATTCATCGCCGTGTTCACACCTCCCGCGTTGTTAATTGCTCGTTGCTGGTTCGTGGGAAGGGGTGGTGGGGGTGGGACGCCTCCATTTCCTCCTCCGTCCGCGCCACCACCGTTCCCTCCACCGATCCGAGCCGCGCGACGACGACGCATAAGCTCCATAAGTTCACGTTGATTATCAGTGCTCCTTACATACCTGTTATTACTCTCTCCATACCGACGGGACGGCGTGTATCGACTAGCTTCACGTCCGCGGCCCGTCTCTGTAGTAGTCCTGTTTCTCTCGAACCGCCGCCGCTGTTCCTCAAAGGCCCGGCGAATGTTCTCGTTTGGAACACTTCCCAAATTTGAACGCACGTTCGAAAGCTCACGAGCGTTCCTGGTGTTACGTACGTCATTCACAACTATGCTGGAGGCGTTCCGACGACCCGAGTAATTCCGAGGCAAAAGACGCAAAAGGTCCCCGAGCTTACGGACCCGGCGCGACTTGCTATACTCGTACCGTATATCCCGAAGCTCCTTCTCGAGAGCTTTACGGAGCGCTTCCGTGATCGTTGAGCGGTTCTCAGGATACTTTTTCAACGCGTCCAAAAGTTCCCGAATGGTCATCTTCGTATAATTGCGTGGCGGGGGTGGTCCGACGGGTCCAATGGGTCCTGACGGCCCCGTGTTCTTGTACCACCCCGTCTTGGGCACGCCTGTATTATTGGGGCGGGTTGTTAAAACGTACCCTGGTGGCGGCGGCTTGAACTTGCCATTATTGTTCTTGTTTGCATTCAAAAAATTGGGCCCGTTTACAGGCATCTTATTCTTAGGACGGAAAAGATTTAAGAATTTTTGAAAAAATCCTGGTTTCTTTTCGGCTGCAGCGTTCATGACATTTTTATGGACTGGAACCCCCTTGCGAATTGCATTGACAATTGCACGTGCAACATCATTTGACGATGCGGCTTGTACAACAGCAACCGTGGGGGCAACGGGTGCGCCCCCGTGAACCATAGGAACCACTGCAGCGCCGGCAACTGGCCTTTGGAGCACAACTCCATTTTGAATTGCTTTGACAATTGCACGCACAACATCATCGGGTGGGGCCTGAGCAACAACTTTGGGCGCCTCAGGAATACTCCGCTTGATAATTTCGACAATTGCAGGCGCAATGTTCTGGTTCCGACTCAGATTCGACAAACCCTGTTTCGGGTTCACATGTGTTTTTATAATTTCAACAATTCGTTTTACAAGGGCATCATTTCCTGCCATACTAAATACTGAGACTAAAAAAACGTGAGGAGAGCCTACGGCTCGACCCGGGACACGTAAAAAACGTGTCCTGTCCAGGGGAAGGGCGGGAGCGACCATGACATTCCCCACATGGAAACACACCGTGACCAAAAGAGACAATCAGCACGCAAACACCGCGAACGCAACATCTATTCAAAAAAAGCAGTTCGCGCCAAGGAGGCACTCCTTGAAAAGGCGTGTGCTGTTCCCGCCAAGGCCCCTCAGACCAAGTGAGGGTCAAACAGACAGATGGCGCTCCGTACCCGCCTTATCGCTCCGTATCAGCACGATGGTGTCAAATGGCTCGTGAATCGCGAGTTAGCACCCGTGAATCCAGGTGGGTTTTTGTGTGACGAGATGGGTCTCGGCAAGACGGTCCAGCTGATTGCCACTATGCTCGTCAATCCCAAGCCGCGCACGCTCGTGGTCGTGCCCAAGTCGATCGTCGGCCAGTGGTGTGATGAGGTGCGCCGTTTCGCGCCAAGCCTGAGTGTCTGCGCGTTCGACGGCCCCAAGCGCGCTTTGTCACAGACCTTGCCCAATGTCATGGTGGCGCCGTACTCGGTGCTTCCGGAGCGCAAGGGCGGTGCACTGTGCCCTCTCCTGTGCGTCGCATGGGACCGCATCATCCTTGACGAGGGTCACGAGATCCGCAACCGCAAAAGCAAGACCACGATTGCGTGTTCCGCCCTGCGCGCCCCGATCCGCTGGGTCGTGACGGGCACGCCCGTCTTTAACTCCATGAAGGATTTCGTGGCTTTGTGTGGATTTGTGGGCATTCCAAGGGACCAGGTCCAGGGGTACACGGACCGCGTGCGTGAGACGTACGTGCTTCGGCGCACCAAGGCTGACGTGGCAAAATACTCCACGCGCCTCGAGTTGCCACCGTGTGATTTCGAGAATGTCGAGCTGGAAATGTACCCCGAGGAAGCCGACTTGTACCGTGACGTGTTTGACGCGGGTCACGAGACGGTCCAGCGGATTTTCAAGTCGGGAAATGTGGCAATGCACCAGATGGAGTTGCTCGAGTGCCTCCTGCGCGTGCGTCAGGTGATGACATGGCCGCAGCTGTACCTGGATGGGATGGCTATCAAGAATGACGTGGATCCCGAGCCGTGGACGGGCCGGTCACGCAAGATGGAGACGCTTCTGGAGATGATCGCGTCACACCCATCCGAAAAGGCGCTCGTATTTACCCAGTGGATGGGTGAGATGGATCACATCCAAGAGCAACTCGTGGCCAAGTCAATCCCCGTCTTTAGAATAGACGGTGGGGTTCCCAAGGAACTCCGGGAGGAGCGCATTGCGGGGTTCAAGGCAGCACCCCAGAGCGCCGTCTTCCTGATCCAGGTCAAGGCGGGTGGTGTCGGTCTCAACTTGCAAGAGGCGACGCGCGTGTATATCACCGCGCCAACGTGGAACCCGGCAACAGAGCTGCAGGCCATCGGTCGCGCACACCGCACGGGTCAAACGCGCAAGGTGGTGGTGCGGCGACTCATATACGTGGGCGCGGATGACTTCCACTCGGTCGAGCAGAGTATCATGCAGCTTCAAGAGGGCAAGGCAAGGGTGTGCGCCGAGGTGCTCAACGACCCCCGCATCATGGAGCAGGTGCCCAACGCGCCGAAGACCACGCGGATAAACATCCAGACGCTCAAGCGGATTTTTGCTGTGTAATAATAGTGACATGCCTTCTACACCCAACCGTACCCGCGCCTTGTCCATCGCCAAGTCCGCGTTTAATGCCCGTCGTCTCACCAAGAAACGCCTTGATTCAATTTTGAACCAAATTGTCCTCGCGTCCATGTACAACAAGCTTCCAGCCCATCTCAAGTCTCCCAAAAAAAATAAAAGCAAAAGGTAAATGACTGTCGGTTCCCGCGCTCAGGTGTACCATGGCAACGCGACCCACACGGCCGGTGGTCTGACCAAGAAGGACCTGAAGATGAAGGACGGTGAGCTCGTGTCCAAGCGCAAGTCCAAGGGTGAGAAGAAGAACCCTTGGATTCAGGCCGTGGCCAAGGCGAAGAAGGAGCTCGGCATCAAGGGCTTTGCCTTGGTCGAGGGCAAGCTGCTGACCCGCGCTCGTGAAATTTATTCGAAGTAAGTAGTACTATAAAAAATGAATCTCAAGATGTTGATGACCGCGTGCTTCCTGTTGTGTGCCGCCGTGTTCGTGGTGGCGAACGCCGCCATTGCCAGGGAGTGCTATGACAAGAACGCTGATTTCGCCAAGACGAAGAAAGACAATAACAACTTTTTGCTTGGCGGTCTCGTTACTGGCCCTATTTGCATCTTGTGTGCGTTCGGCATGATGGCCGCAGCGACCCGGATTCCATAAATTTCCTCGTACATATCAAATGAAAGTGTACTTTCAGCGCGATACTGAAAAGCACTTGGTACAGTCTATTCTACGGACAAAAAAGCACACGTCCCCTTCGCCAAAGAAAAAGACTCCTCGGGCGGGAACGACGATGCGTCGTTCCCCAAAGACGGTGCGTCGGTCAAGGTCTTGACTTGGTAGGCCCTAATTGTCAAGCCCCAATTTTCATTGAAAAAATACGTAGAGTCCACGTCGATGAGACATGAGAGCTCTTGACCCCGAAACAACCCTTCCCGAACCTCAGGGGTGGTTTGTGTCGAATTTTGATCAAAAATATAAACCGAGTCATCAATCTTGATTCGTAGAGATGACTCGCGTAAGTTGGAGTTGAACGGCGTGCGTGGACACAGCTGCGCCTCAAGCTGTCTCCACCACTGAACAAACTCAGGGTCAGAAACTTCAACTTGAAAACTCTTGTATGCGTTCACGCCAGAACACGCACCTCGGGGCACTTGGAACCGGAGGGGGCCACCCTTGTACCTGAACCGTGTACGGTCTTTATTCAGTGCAATTGTTTCAATCTGTGCCGGGTCTATGTCAAACCAGAAGACCATTTAAATAAAAGTCTTGCTTCTTTTTAAATGGGAATTCTCGAGTACTTTCGGAGTCGCGCATCGCACAAACCAGGAAAATCATTTATTACCTATGGCGTGCGTATGAAATCGGCTCGCGGGACAGCACAGGTTGAAAGACTCGTGTCAAATTATGTTGGCAAATTACGGAGCGCAACAACAAAGAACGAGAAAAACGCGGTTGAGCGCAATTTCATGCATGCATACATGAATATTAAGAGCAAGGAAAATGCCGAGCTTGCAGAGGTCGAGGCGCTCCAGCGCCAATACAAAAGCCGCCCTCGAAGCTCGTCGGTCACCCGCCGTCCTCCTCGACCAGGCCCCCGATTCACCGCCGCTCGAAACACTCTCCTTTCAAACCTTCGTTCTGAGCTGAAGAAACTCACAAATGCACGCAACTATTACGATCAACAAGCGAGTAAGCTGAAGGCTAAGCTGAATGCGATAGTAGCATCGCGTCAGCGGTCGTAAGCTCTCGAGATGGGTTTGCACCTCGAAAGAGGACGCGTTGTTCCGTGACCCACGCTTCGTTCGAAGGAAACGTGACGTAGTCTCCCGCATGGAACGTAATTTCAAGTGTATGATCCTCTTCAGTGTCGTTAAAGACCCAAAGGCCTGCTGTATGATAACTGATGTCTATTGGTCTCCGGACCATCACGCACGTCCGTCCAAAGATATGAAGGGACCTCGAATCTAAATTGTATATTATACCGTCATGAGACTTGAGGAGCCACCAGAGCTTCCAGCACTTTGCCTCGTCAAGTCTCTTTGGTTTCATTCCGAACGCAATTCGAACATCGATCGAAGGCTCGGACATTTCGATAATTTTGCGCATCAATTCTGTTGGAAGATTTGACCACGGTTTCATTTCCTTACAGACCGCGTACAGTTTTTATATGGTGCACAACTCGCACGCATAGTAAACCCCTTGATAGGTCCCTTGAGACACTTGGCTTTTGGAAACCTACGGGGCAATGTAAAAATCTTTTTGTTTGTGAAACGGATACACACCTTGTTCTTGGGACCCGCCTTACAACAGGACTTCATCTTATGAATAACAGAGACTTTCGTCTACGCTGAGCACATTTCGCACGCTCCTGGGTTTTCACGCGAACACGCGAGGACCTGTTCAGCTGTCGGCTTTTGTGCAACCGGGACCGTGACTTGGATCGGCTTTGCCTTTGGCCGCGTCCGGAGATAGTACATCCCCGTCTTGAGCCCCCGTCGCCACCCGTACAAGTGCATACTCGACAACTTGGCAATGGTCGGGTCCTCCATAAATATATTCAAAGACTGAGACTGATCAATGTACGGCCCGCGATCGGCTGCCATGTCAATCAGGCTCTTTTGCTGAATCTCCCAGACGGTACGGTACACAGCCTTCAACGCATCTGGAATGTTTGGAATGTTCTGGATCGAGCCACCGTGGCGGATAATCTCGGTCTTCATCGCAGGGGACCACAAACCCAAAGCCTCCAAGTCCTTGACGAGGTGCTTGTTGACTACCACAAACTCACCCGCAAGAGTGCGACGCAGGTAAATGTTGGTCGTGTATGGCTCGAAACACTCGTTGTTGCCCATGATTTGAGACGTCGAGGCAGTGGGCATGGGTGCCACCAACAAGGAGTTGCGTAGGCCGTACTTCTTGATATCCTCCTTGAGCAAGTCAAACGAGGGGTTCTCAACGCTCCACATGTCAAATTGGAGCGCACCCTCGGATGCGGGAGACCCTGTGAACGTCTCGTACTTGCCCTCCTCCTTGGCGAGGAGACACGACTCCTCGAGCGCTGCGTGATACAGAACCTCAAAGATCTGTGCATTGATCTTCCGCGCATCGGGAGAGTCGAACGGCATCCCAAGCATCATAAACACGTCAGCAAGGCCCTGGACACCGAGACCGATGGGACGGTGACGCATGTTACTCAGATACGCGGGGCGTGTCGGGTAATAGTTCTTGTCGATGACACGGTTCAGGTTCCGCGTCACGGTGCGCACGACACTGTGAAACTTTGTAAAGTCAAACGACTTTTCGGTTCCGCTCGTCCCATCCGAGGATGCCCACGAGGTTTCACACACGAACGATGGGAGACACAGGCTTGCGAGATTACACACGGCCGTCTCATCAGGCGTCGAAACCTCCATGATTTCTGTACACAGGTTACTCGACTTGATTGTTCCGACATTCTTCTGGTTTGACTTTTCATTGACCGAGTCCTTGTAACACATATAGGGTGTTCCCGTCTCGACTTGGCTTCGGAGGATACGGTCCCATACGTCACGAGCCTTGACCTTGCGTTTGTATCGCCCCTGGGCCACATACGTGCGATACATCTCGTTAAACTCTTCACCATACACGTTTTGAAGGTTCGGGGACTCGTTGGGACACATGAGGAACCAGTCACCGTTCTCCTCAACCGCCTTCATGAACAGGTCGGGAACCCACAGAGCCGTAAACAGGTCGCGACACCGTGCCTCCTCGTCGCCCTGGTTCAGACGCAGGTCCAGAAACTCGAAGATATCGGCGTGCCATGGCTCGAGATACACGGCAAACGAGCCCTTGCGTTTGCCACCACCCTGATTGACATACCGAGCCGTGTTGTTGAACACGCGAAGCATAGGCACGATCCCGTCGGCAACACCGTTTGTCCCCTTGATAGGCGTTCCGTTTGCTCGGATATTGCTGATGTGGAGACCGATCCCACCAGACCATTTGGAGATTTGCGCACACTCCTTGAGTGTATCATAAATGCCCTCGATCGAGTCATCCTTTGCAGCCACCAGGAAACACGAGCTCATCTGGGGCCGGTTGGTCCCCGCATTGAAAAGCGTCGGAGTCGCGTGTGTAAAGTACTTTTGGGACATGAGATCGTACGTCTCTCGAACACGCGCGAGGTCCTCACCGTGTATCCCCAGAGCGACGCGCATAAACATGTACTGAGGCGTCTCGCCGGGTAGGAGGTACCCACGCTGAAGCGTCTTGATCCCAAAGTACCCAAAGTCGTAGTCGCGCTTCGTAACGATCCACGAATCCATATCGAGTTTTATCGTCTTCATAAATTCGGTGCTCAAGATCCCCTTGGCGTGGAGAGCAAGTGCACAGTCACTGAACGTCTTGGGGCACGTCTTTTGAAGGTTACTCACGGCAATACGCATAGCTAACGTCTCGTAGTCAGGGTGTTCTGTGATCATACCGATTGCCACTTCGGCGCTCAGGGTGTCGATCTCGCTTGTTGAGATCCCGTCATACATACTTGTGAAAACCTTCTGGGCTATCTTGTCCGGTTGAACATTCAGAGGCTCAAACTCAGGGCTCCTATTTAGTTTTGAAATTCGTTGAGTTACCTTATCAAAGAGCATATCGACCGAGTCCCCATTTCGCTTGATGACCTTCATTGTATTTTTAGAGCCTAATTTTTTTAACTTGAGTAAGAATAATGAGTACGCTCGAGACGTATGATCTCAAGCCGGTTCGCCTGAGCGTCTTTACGCCACTGGGAAATGCATTCTTTTCTGAATTCAACCGCGAGGGTATTCACAAGTCGATCATAGACACCATCAAGTCTCAGACGGGGTACGAGCTCGACCGCCAGAACGATGGGGACATCCAGTCACTGATGCGTGTCGTGTACACGGACCTTGCGGCCGACCCATACACGGATGTCCGGAACCAGGTGTCTCGTATGAACGCCGAAGTTCTGAAGCGTGCGACCCAGACCATCTCGACCGGTATGCTTCAACAGCTCGTGTACCTGCGCGACATCACCGAGAACCCAGTTCCTCTGGAGATCCCCGTGAACACCAGCACGTACGGCAACAAGATTCCGTCCAACTTTAAATTCGGTATCTTTTAGAAAGGTACATGAAGTCCCTTGACGACATCCTCTTTGGCTTTCTCATATTCTTTGCCATTGAGCGCTCCATCCGTCTGTTCAGTAACGCCGTCATCGAGCCGTGGGCCGAGAAACGGACGGACAACCCCAACGTTGTGGAAAACTGGAAGATCGGGACGGAGCTCGTGTTCCTCATCTCGGCGTGTTTCATCGTGTATCGCTTCAGGAAGCCTCTAGCTCGGCTCGTCACTTAAAAGAACGTTGCGTTTTGTATTCAATGAATAAGTTTCGTGACGAAACCGCACTCATGTGCCAACAGAAAGGGTGGGACAAAGCTCCGATAAGTATTGTGTGGATGCTTTTGAATGAGGAGATGGGCGAACTTGCTTCAAGTATCAGGCAAAAGAAACAAATTTACAAAAAGACGGGACTCAAGAAGGACAGGGGAACTGATATCATGATGGAAATGGGTGATGTGTTTAGTTACCTGTTCCAGCTTGCGGCCATGTTAAACATAGACTTGGATGAGATGTGGGATCTCCACCAGCAGAAGGTCAAGACCAAAGTCTATTCCGCGAACAAAAATAATGTAAGCGTATTTTAGAAATGGCATCAAATCTTATGATAGATGACCGTCTGCAGATTGATAAGTTCAACCCGACCACATGGACGGGCGACTTTGGTATCAATCACGACGGGTTCCGAAAGGATCTCTTTATCGATGGGTCGTACACAACCGCCATCGATGAAAAGCCAGTAGACTACAGAGACGACCTCGACTCGAACCTCAAGCCACGGGACCTCTCAGGGAACGTGTATCTCAAGACCATCAGTCCAAACTACGCGCCTCATGGTGCGTTTCCAACACGGAAGTTCGAGTACTCTGATGGTACAGTCACGTGGTACCGCCCTCTGCTCCCATGGAGCTGGATGAACGGGGGTGACCAGAAGAGCGGACCGATAATGAAGCTCGCGAAGAGTCCTTTGTTTATTCTTGTTGTTTTGGTTCTTGTGTTTTACATATTGAGTCGGCTCAAAAAGTAAGAACCTTCGGTGCCTCCACCTTGACCAATTTCTTTGATAAATTCTCTTTTTCAATTTTCGACCGTTCATCCAACTTGGGGCACGCATGTACCTCGAGTTGAATGCACTTGCAACAGAAAGACCCAGAACATTCGCGACACGTCAGAAACCTATTCTTGTGTTTACATTCCGGTTTCTTCCCGAATATCTGCGTGTAGGAGTCGATGTCTTTCGAGTCCATCCGCTTATACTACTTCACAAGCAATTTGTTTCTTAATCTTGGGAGGCTCATCCAGAATCTCACAGAGCCCGTGGGCTCGTCCTTTCAGGACTCGCTGCCACACAGCCTCAAGTATGGGAAGGGCTCTGGCAAACCACTCACGATCTCTATGGACGCGAACGACAACGAATTCAGCCTCAGAAATCTCATTCTTTGCCGGCCGGTACTGCACAAAGTCACACTCCTCCAAGTCAGTAATCTCAAGCTGAAGTTGGACCTGAGGCCAATAGTGTTTCGGGACGTTCGGTTCAATCTTACGCGTCAAAGGACACTTAATTTCAACCAAAATTCCATCCTCTGTGACCCCGTCAGGTGATGCGCCGAGCCAGGGGTACTCCCGGTGTTGCACAAGGCCAATCTCATGGGACTTTCTATTGAACTTTTTGTCATACAGGTCTCTCACAACAGGCTCAAGCAAGGTCCCATGGGCCGTTGCTGCGTTCCCGGCCCACTTGGTCCTCAAGACCTTCTTTTTGACAAATGCGTCAGGAGATTCGTAGTGGTTTTCACCGAGAGCACTTGCAACGTCACTGGCCGTGATCATGTTCTCACGGAGATCTAACCATTCCTGAGACCTTTGTTCGGCATATTCTTGCGCAATGAGCTCACGAGCTCGGAGTACCGTTGGACTTTCCATTGACTGGAATTTTCTTATTTTTGAAACGAGGGTCCGTCTTAAGTACAATCTCAGCGGCGTTTTGCTCAGCCTGTTTCTTGGTTGTGGCAAACCCCGATCCACAGTCCATACCATCAACCACGACGGTAATGAAGAATTGACCGTTGGTTTGACCATCGAGGCGGTACTCGGGCAAGGCGTACTTCAAGGCTTGACACCACCGCATGAGTTGGTCTTTCCAGTTGTCATCCGCAAGTGACGTTTGGACCTTTGTGAACGACTCAAGCACGAACCGCTTGGCGTGAACCATCCCCAAGTCGAGGTATATGGCACCGACAAATGCCTCGAACACATCCTCCATAATGTGTTCGTTCGTGTTCCAGCCGTTCCGCTCACCCTTTTCATCCATCAGAATGAGTTTGTCGAGACCAAGGACCTTGGAGATTTCACACAAAGTTTTCCCGCGAACCATCTTCGTGCGAGCCTTGGTCAAGAACCCCTCCTGTTCCTTTTCGTGAAGGTCAAACAAGTGCTTTGTAATGACGAATCCAAGGACAGAATCACCCATGAATTCCAGAGTTTCGTACGAACCAGTGAGACCTGAATACCGCTTCAGGGCTGACTTGTGCGTAAACGCGCGACGATACAGTGCAAGGTCTTTGACTTTGGTCCCAACCAGAGCATTCACGACATCACGTGAAAGCTCTGGAGGGGGGACGGGGACGAGAAGTGTTTGTTCGACCTGAGAGGCCTCCATGTTTATGTTATATTACACACGTGGTTTTGTTTTAAGTCATTTAGGCAGTGGCGGTTGCGGCGGGCTTGGCAACCTTGGGCCGCATCTTCTTCTCCTTTGGGGGCTCGGCCGACCCCGCAGGGGTCGTACTCTCCCCGGCAGCGTCGGCCTTCTTGGCCCGGGGCTTCTTCTCCGTGGGGGGCTTCTCCTCCTTGATGTAGTGCGGGTTGATGTACTTCTGAATGTTCAGGAAGGTCACCTGAACGCCCTCGGGGACCTGCAGCAGGTCCTTCAGGGTCTCGTCCAGACTGATGTTCTGACCAGTCTTCAGACCCTTGGCCTCCACGTACTCATTCACCTTGCGGGTCACCTGAGACCGAGAGATCTTCTCGTCAGCAGGCAGGTTCAGGAAAGCACGCAGCTTCTCGGAAACACCCAGAGGCTTGTTGAAGCCATTGTTCTTGGTCCGAGCCTCATGCTTCTCACCGGTCGGGTCCTCGATGTACTGGCGAATCTTGCGGATGTCCTTGTGCAGGGCACGCTGCTCCTTGGCAATCGCCTCGAGGGCGGCGTTCAGAGTCTCGAGAGTCACGGGAGTAGCCATTCCGTCTTGTACTATAGGAAGGACGGGTCTCTTTAAGTCAGGAAACACCCTAAGACAAGTACCAGAAGTAACGGGATCAAAGCAATCAGCAACACTTGCCATACTTTATAGGTAGGTGTGCCGGTCGGGTTCGAAATTCCACCTGGTAAAAGCGTCGTTGGCGTGTTTATAGGAGTTGCCCCGGGAAAGTTCGAAGGGTCGTTACTCTGTGGAATGTTTGAACCATATCCAGGTGGTAAATCGATACCAGCCGATGGTCGAACTTCAACACGCGTCACGGGATCTTTGTTTTCACACATTCCAAGGCAACATCCAGCATCGCACGGGTACACGAGTCCGTTTTGTTTGCTCACGTATCCGCAAATGTTTGAATAGAAATTGAGAGGATCTGCTAGACATGTGCAATCTCTTAGAATATACTGAGCCCCACATGAATTCATTTAACACTACTAAAGTTAAAGAATATTTTTGTACATGTAGTACAGATGGAGTACGGAAAGCCTCAGAAGCTTCCAGACGGCCGGTATTTCCTGCGCATCGCCGGAAAGACTCAGCAGGTGAACGGTCTCGTGCTCCAGGATTCACTTGAGACCAAGACGGTCAAGTTCAAGGTTCCAGAGGGCGCAGATATTTTCAAAGCAATTGATGAGGAGCTTCTTACTCAGGCCAAGGCATCCAAGGTGGAGTGGTTTGGGAAGGAGCTTTCCGATGAGACGATCTTGAACGCGTTTCAGGAGAGCATCACCGACGGGGTTCTTGACGCGTCTTTGGCCACGGTCAAGGGTCAGGTGACAACGACCGCTTTTGATACCCAAAAGAACCAGGTCGAGCTTCAGGCCGTCAAGGCCGAGACCAAGTGTGATGTCATGCTTGAGCTGGCCGGACTCTGGTTCCTGAAAAAATCGTTCGGTCCCATCTGGCGTGTCTTGCAGGTGCGTGTCCGGTCCG